TTACTTCTTCGCCTCTGCAACCACTTTACTACCCACGCCGCGGTTATTGTATTCCCACATGCGGTTGTAGTTAGTGTCATTCAGATTGCGCTGTATTTCGTCGTTATCATCTACGCTGCCGGTATTACCCGCAAACGGACGATTAGAGATCACCGCATCGGCCCACGGTTTAGCCGTGTTAAAACCTTCGTTGATGGCGCTATCACGGATCACCACCTGACCGTTGGTATTGGCATCAACATCCAGCGAGCGGCCCAGTTGCGCCACACCATCACCGAAAGCATTGAAACGGCTGTTTACGGCGAGGAAACCGTAGTAAATGTTGGACAGCGTAGCCGGTGCAAACACATACGCTTCTTGCTGAGTACGTGAGTTCACCACGCGGAATTCGGTGTTATCGAACACCACTGCGCCGCGACCAGAAACGATATCCACATCCCCTTCAATGTAGCTGTTGGTCACCAGCGTACGCGGCTGACGATTTGTTTCCAGACGGTTCTGCACACCGCTGTTGGTGACAAAGAAGGTGTTCTGACGACCGAGAATGTTAACGTTGTTAATCTGTACCTGGTCACCATCAGTACGCAGTGCCACCGCCGGATGGTTACCTGCATCTACGCTATCGCCCAGCGTGTTTTCGATGGTCAGATTTTGCAGTTGCAGGCCATTGTTTTGTGACCAGAAGACCGCAGAGCAGAGAACACCGATACTGTCGCTGCGTTTGCTCTGGCAGCTATCGTACATATACCACGCTGGTTTACCTGGCATATATTTGCCGCGCGGGTTGACGTCGTGACGCCAGTCGGCAGGGCTCATGCCACCATCAAGGGAAAGCCCAATCTTCACATCAATCGGTTTTTCACCTGTACCGTACAGAGTAATTCCACCCGGAGCGGCAGGGACATATACCGTTCCCTGATACTCACCAGGCATCACGGCAATATACTGGCGCTTGTTGGTACGCTTGATAATTGCCGCATCTACCGCCGCCTGAATCGTGGTATGCGTTACACCTTGAGTGCCCGCCGGGCCGACAACAAAGTCAGGTTGCGCAGGCAGGGTAATCGGGGAAGGATTCCACGCTGCAGCACCTGGTGTCAGGGATGCAAAATAGTGTTGAGCATCGAAATTCTGCGCTTCTTTTGCCGACAGAATCGGGCGAGAAGAGGTACCAGGCGCGGTTTGATCAGAAGGACGTTGATCGGGCGGGGTTGAGCTACAGGCGGTCAGCGTCACGCCAAAAGCCAATGCCAGCGCCAGACGGGAAACTGAAAATGTGTTCACAGGTTGCTCCGGGCTATGAAATAGAAAAATGAATCCGTTGAAGCCTGCTTTTTTATACTAAGTTGGCATTATAAAAAAGCATTGCTTATCAATTTGTTGCAACGAACAGGTCACTATCAGTCAAAATAAAATCATTATTTGATTTCAATTTTGTCCCACTCCCTGCCTCTGTCATCACGATACTGTGATGCCATGGTGTCCGACTTATGCCCGAGAAGATGTTGAGCAAATTTATCGCTTATCTGCTTCTCATAGAGTCTTGCAGACAAACTGCGCAACTCGTGAAAGGTTGGCGGATCCCCTTCGAAGGAGAGACCTGATGCTTTTCGTGCGCGCATAAAATACCTTGATACTGTGCCGGATGAAAGCGGTTCACGACGAGTAGATGCAATTATGGTTTCTCCGCCAAGAATCTTTTTGCATTTATCAAGTGTTTCCTTCATTGATATCCCGAGAGCATCAACATGCAATGTTGTTGGGATGGCAATTTTTACGCCTGTTTTGCTTTGCTCGACATAAAGATATCCATCTACGATATCAGACCACTTCATTTCGCATAAATCACCAACTCGCTGCCCGGTAACAACAGCCAGTTCCATTGCAAGTCTAAGCCAACATGGTGATGATTCTGCTGCTTGATAAATTTTCAGGTATTCGTCAGCCGTAAGTCTTGATCTCCTTACCTCTGATTTTGCAGCGCGAGTGGCTGCGACCGGGTTTGTTGTTATATGGCCTTCAGCCATAGCCTCTCGGAATGCATCGCTCAGTGTTGATCTGATTAACTTGGCTGATGCCGCCTTTCCCTCGTCTATGTATCCATTGAGCATTGCCGCAATTTCTTTTGTGGTGATGTCTTCAAGTGGAGCATCAGGCAGACCCCTCCTTATTGCTTTAATTTTGCTCATGTAATTTATGAGTGTCTTCTGCTTGATTCCTCTGCTGGCCAGGATTTTTTCGTAGCGATCAAGCCATGAATGTAACGTAACGGAATTATCACTGTTGATTCTCGCTGTCAGAGGCTTGTGTTTGTGTCCTGAAAATAACTCAATGTTGGCCTGTATAGCTTCAGTGATTGCGATTCGCCTGTCTCGGCCTAATCCAAACTCTTTACCCGTCCTTGGGTCCCTGTAGCAGTAATATCCATTGTTTCTTATATAAAGGTTAGGGGGTAAATCCCGGCGCTCATGACTTCGCCTTCTTCCCATTTCTGATCCTCTTCAAAAGGCTACCTGTTACTGGTCGATTTAAGTCAACCTTTACCGCTGATTCGTGGAACAGATATTCTCTTCCATCCTTAACCGGAGGAGGGAATATCCTGCATTCGCGCACCCATCGACGAACTGTTTCAAGGCTTCTTGGGCGTCGCTGGCGAGCGTTCCACTCCTGAAGTGTCAAGTACATCGCAAAGTCTCCGCAATTACACGCAAGAAAAAACCGCCATCAGGCGGCTTGGTGTTCTTTCAGTTCTTCAATTCGAATATTGGTTATGTCTGCATGTGCTATCTGCGCCCATATCATCCAGTGGTCATAGCAGTCATTGATGTTCTCTGCTTCGATAACTCTGTTGAATGGTTCTCCATTCCATTCACCTGTGACTCGGAAGTGCATTTATCATCTCCATAAAACAAAACTCGCCGTAGCGAGTTCAGATATAATTTCCACCAAAGGCAGTAGTTGCTGATGCTAAGAATTATTCAATATCTATTCCTGTAATATCTTTTATCTTTTTCCTTGCAAAGCCTTTTGCTAGTGATTTTGAAACACTTATTAGTGTACTAATTCCCTCATCCTTAAAGTTTGTTTTTATAGTTTGCCAGACCTCCTTTTGACGCAAGTCAGCAATAAAATCATGCCCTCTTGCTGTCAACCTCAGTGGTACTTCGATCCAACTATATCCAACACCTTCCCCTAACTCGTTGGACATTATATGACCGAACCCAGGTTTTCCATCAACCCTGACTATTAATTCGTAGTCGCATAATAATCGCATATGGAAAATAAAATTTTGGTCATATCTATTAAAGCCATTATCCTCTAGTTCACTAAGCATCGTGTCAGGGCCATGAGTTTTTTCGAATGCGATAAGTAGATCTTTTAGATATTGCTGGTCTAATTTCATTGCCGCCTCCGTGACATGTCACAGAGATTTATATCATTAATTTTGTTTCGTGCCAGCCTTTGGTCACCCAGCATTGTGAGTCACCATTACACGGGCATGAATTAACAGGAACTCTCTCGCCGCACTTACCGCAACGTTTTCTGCTGATCGATTTTATACGCCAGCGCACACGTGCATCATCCTGGCGGCTCAGTAACGCGATGTACTCACCAAACTCGTAAGGCGCATGCCTGAAGCGGCGCGTGGCTCAGTTACGATCCAGCATTTCAATTTCCTGAGCATCAAGTACAAGCTCCAGCTTACGCATACCGGATGATGCTTGCTTGGCTCTCTGATCGACTTTGCGCTCTGCTGATGATTTAGCCATTCTGCTTTTCCTGCATTAGGAGAAAGACAATCATGGCGGCGCGGATACTTCCGGTATCTTTTTACTCGATATTACCCTTCAATGGCACATACAAGAAGAGAGCCATCAACAGGAGTGAGTGAGGAATCGACAACCAGCAACGCTTAATTATCTATAGTGTCGTATTTGCTTCATAAAATATGGCGAATAACACAAAGCCCGCAGCAGCTCATTGTGCGGGCTTTTCTTATACATACTTCCTAGAGATAATTCTATGGAGGCATTAAATTAATACTGTCATTGGTAATATCATATTATCTAAAAGTCTTTCCACTTTTAACGTCTAGGTATATTCTGTTCGACAACGTCATTCCTCCGCAATATGTGAAATAGATGTTTTTCCCCTTATTGCTTGATGCCATCCACCCTCCGATTTCCTTAAAGTCGCTTTCCGTGCAGACCCCTTCGTTTATTAACTTCCTAGCTGCCGAAGAAAACTCTTTTTTGTATATACGGTAGTCATCAGATCCTTTGATTAAAGTATCATCTCCGCTCGCATTTTCAGCAGGATCTGATGGCCTTTCACTGCTAAGATCACTAAGTTTAACCCATTCTGAAAACTTGCCATTGACGATTCCGTTTTTTCTTGTGCAGGATTTATTACCTTCTTTAATATATTCGCTTTCCCCTCCCACACATGAGGCTGAATATGGCTCAGTTATACGAACCCATTCACCTTTTTTTTTCTAGAAAATCTACGCCTTCCCTGAAAAATAGTTTCCCAGCCACTCCACATTTACTTGAAGGGCAGGTATGTCTTTCCGTTCGATCAACAACAACCCAAAGTCTTGATTCATTTTTTGCCATTGCCGATGGTATTTGAGATGAGACAATTAACGTAAGCCCTAAAATTAGTATTGATTTTTTCATTGTAATTTCCTTTTACTTTTTACAAAGCGTTTAATCATGGCTGATTATCTTTAAGCGTAGTAACAGCCTTGTGCGAAACATGTTACCAAATCGCCATTTCAGTGTATCCGCAGTTAGGCTGCCACTTCAAGGATTCCTAATTACATGGTACGTAAGCGTAAAATCCCGTTGGTTGTCGGGTAATAACTCTGATCAAATCTCCCTTGTCTTTTGCTCTTACGTATGCAGCTCTTGTGTATTCAACCCAGGCCTCCAGTTCAGCAATACGCTTACTTCCATCCGAGATAACACCTTCTACTCACGCTGCTCGTTGAGTTTTGATTTTTGCTGTCTCCAGCTCAACACGCAGTTTCCTCACCGTTAGCGCAATATCCTCGTTCTCCTGGTCGCGGCGTTTGATGTACTGCTGGTTTCTTTCCCGTTCATCCAGCAGTGTCAGCACAATCGATGGTGTTACCAGCTCATGGAAAAGGTCCGCGTCAAATCCCCAGTTGTCATGCATTGCCTGCTCTGCCGCTTCACGCAGTGCCTGAGAGTGAATTACGCTCACTTCGAACCTCTCTGTTTACTGATAAGTTCCAGATCCTCCTGGCAACTTGCACAAGTCCGACAACCCTGAACGGCCAGGCGTCTTCGTTCATCTATCGGATCGCCACACTCACAACAATGAGTGGCAGATATAGCCTGGTGGTTCAGGCGGCGCATTTTTATTGCTGTGTTGCGCTGTAATTCTTCAATTTCTGATGCTGAATCAATGATGTCTGCCATCTTTCATTAATCCCTGAATTGTTGGTTAATACGCTTGAGGGTGAATGCGAATAATAAAAAAGGAGCCTGTAGCTCCCTGATGATTTTGCTTTTCATGTTCACCGTTCCTTAAAAACGCCGTTTAACATGCCGATTGCTAGACTTAAATGAGTCGGTGTGAATCCCATCAGCGTTACCGTTTCGCGGTGCTTCTTCAGTACGCTACGGCAAATGTCATCGACGTTTTTATCCGGAAACTGCTGTCTGGCTTTTTTGATTTCAGAATTAGCCTGACGGGCAATGCTGCGAAGGGCGTTTTCCTGCTGAGGTGTCACTGAACAAGCCCCATGTCGGCAAGCATAAGCACACAGAATATGAAGCCCGCTGCCAGAAAAATGCATTCAGTGGTTGTCATACCTGGTCTCTCTCATCTGCTTCTGCTTTCGCCACCATCATTTCCAGTTTTTGTGAAAGGGATGTGGCTAACGTATGAAATTCTTCGTCTGTTTCTACTGGTATTGGCACAAACCTGATTCCAATTTGAGCAAGGCTATGTGCCATCTCGATACTCGTTCTTAACTCAACAGGAGATGCTTTGTGCATACAGCCCCTCGTTTATTATTTATCTCCTCAGCCAGCCGCTGTGCTTTCAGTGGATTTCGGATAACAGAAAGGCCGGGAAATACCCAGCCTCGCTTTGTAACGGAGTAGACGAAAGTGATTGCGCCTACCCGGATATTATCGTGAGGATGCGTCATCGCCATTGCTCCCCAAATACAAAACCAATTTCAGCCAGTGCCTCGTCCATTTTTTCGATGAACACCGGCACCATCTCGTCAAAACTCGCCATGTACTTTTCATCCCGCTCAACCACGACATAATGCAGTCCTTCACGCTTCATACGCGGGTCATAGTTGGCAAAGTACCAGGCATCTTTTCGTGTCACCCACATGCTGTACTGCACCTGGGCCATGTAAGCCGACTTTATGGCCTCGAAACCACCGAGCCGGAACTTCATGAAATCCCGGGAGGTAAACGGGCATTTCAGCTCAAGGCCATTGCCGTCACTGCATAAACCATCGGGAGAGCAGGCGGTGCGCATACTTTCGTCGCGATAGATGATCGGGGATTCAGTAACATTCACGCCGGAAGTGAATTCAAACAGGGTTCTGGCGTCGTTCTCGTACTGTTTTCCCCATGCCAGCGCCTTAGCATTAACTTCCGGAGCCACACCGGTGCAAACCTCAGCCAGCAGGGTGTGGAAGTAGGACATTTTCATGTCAGGCCACTTCTTTCCTGAGCGGGGCTTGGCTATCACGTTGTGAACTTCTGAAGCGGTGATGACGCCGAGCCGTAATTTGTGCCATGCATCATCCCCCTGTTCGACAGCTCTCACGTCGATCCCGGTACGCTGCAGGATAATGTCCGGTGTCATGCTGCCACCTTCTGCTCAGTGGCTTTCTGTTTCAGGAATCCAAGAGCTTTCACTGCTTCGGCCTGTGTCAGTTCTGACGATGCGCGAATGTCGCGGCGAAATATCTGGGAACAGAGCGGCAATAAGTCGTCATCCCATGTTTTGTCCAGGGCAATCAGCAGAGTGTTAATCTCCTGCATGGTTTCATCGTTAACCGGAGTAATGTCGCGTTCCGGCTGACGTTCTGCGGTGTATGCGGTATTTTCGACAATGCGCTCGGCTTCATCCTTGTCATAGATACCAGCAAATCCGAAGGCCAGACGGGCACACTGAATCATGGCTTTATGCCGTAACATCCGTTTGGGATGCGACTGCCACGGCCCCGTAATTTCTCTGCCTTCGCGGGTTTTGAATGGTTCGCGGCGGCATTCATCCATCCATTCGGTAACGCAGATCGGATGATTACCGGTTCGCTACCAGGGAAGAACGGGAAGGAAAGGTGAGCACGAATCTGATTTTCAAGGAGTGTCGCCAGAGTGCCGCGATGAAGCGGGTGTTGGCATTTTATCGCGGCAATTTTCAATAGACTATGTACATAAAAATATCATTTTTTTAATACATGTCTAATTATTGGACGAAATTGGTTTTTGCTTTGGTTTAGTTAGCCTAGCAATCAAGCCAGAGGCAATAATGATGATCCAAGCAATTTGATGCAATGCTACTCCAATATAAGAACCTTTATAGATAATAAAGGCATAGATCGCTAGAAACGAAATAAATATCCATAACGAAAGTTGATAAATTTTGGCGCGCATATTTAATCCAATCAATCAGAAAGACGAGTAATCATAGAGGTACTATCACCCGGGTAACTATTGCTATTATGAACGGATAGGATAGAGGCTTCAATAACATATGCATCAAGTATGATGGAATATGTAGGTGAAAATGACTTGTGTCAAATTTGTGGAAATGAGTACCATGTTTCTCTGAAATTGATGTCGTTAATGGCTAGTGATAGTGAACTTTTTTACTTTATAATTCCTTTGGTTATAACAATAAGGTAAATTTATGAAGAAGATAATATTATTAGCCATGATTATTGGTTCTTTAACAGGTTGCGCTAGTGTGCCACCATTGAATTTTTCAACACCTAACGTGGGAGTTAGCCAGAAAAAAATAGATGCTGAAATTAAGTCATTAACGGTATCACTTGCTCGTCCAGATGAGCAGAAAGGGGATATCACTGCTGGTATGGAGGCTATAACTCCAATTTGGCGTGAATCTTTGCAGGAAGCACTCGACCGAATGACTATTTTTCGTGATAGTTCACCAAATACGGTTAGCTTAAATGTTAAAGTGTTGGCTCTTGACGTTCCTGCTTTTGGTGTTTCAATGACAACTAAAGCAATTGCAAGGTATGAAATAATCAACCGTGCGAATGGTGATATTATATATACGCAGGATATTGAGTCTACCGGTACTGTTCCAGCCAGTTACGCATTCTACGGTATTGTTCGAGCACGCGAATCTGTTAATCGCGCGGTGCAAAACAACATAACGCAGTTCTTGCAAGCATTAGAAAGTGTTGATCTTTCTCGTCCAATGTTTCCTGTTAGGGTAGCTAAATGAAGCGATTATTCGTAATTGCTCCACTCTTAGTGTTGGTTGGATGCGCACAAAATATATCGCCAAATAGTTATTCTGTTGGCTCTGTGGGCATGGTTAATCGAACTATCGCTGGTACAGTTATTAGTGCTAGGGGGGTTGATATCAGTGGGACTTCCGCGTTAGGCGGGACTGCTGGGGCTGCCGTGGGGGCAACCGCTGGTTCTGCGCTTGGTGGGGGAGTTCGTTCTAATATCGTTGGTGCCGTTGGTGGTGCAGTCATTGGTGGTATTGCCGGGGCAGCAATCGAATCTTCAGCAACAAAACAAACAGGCATGGAATATGTTGTCGAAACTGAGAATGGGAATTTAATGACCATTGTTCAAGGCAAAGATCCGTTATTTACTCAAGGAAGTAAGGTCCTTGTTTTATACGGAAACCCTTCTCGCATAATAACAGACCCGCGTCACTAACATACCTTTTGATTTTGTAAAATCAATTCGTAATAATAAAGTCATCGGAGCTTGAACAACTCCGGTGACTTCTGCGCTAAACGGGGACGTTTATGCGCACATACAATCCAAACTCTCTTCTCCCTTCACAGATGCAGAAATGCACCTGCGATTTTTTGCATCCAGCGTCTGACCTCTGCGGAGGTGAAGCGTGAACCTACCACAAGATGGCATCAAACTGCATCGCGGTAACTTCACCGCTATCGGCCAGCAGATCCAGCCTTATCTGGAGGACGGAAAATGCTTTCGCATGGTGCTTAAACCGTGGCGTGAGAAACGCAGTCTTTCCCAGAATGCACTCAGCCACATGTGGTACAGCGAAATCAGTGAATACCTCATCAGCAGGGGGAAATCGTTCGCTACCGCAGCATGGGTAAAAGATGCTCTCAAACACACATACCTCGGTTATGAAACCAAGGACCTGGTTGATGTCGTAACCGGCGAAATCACTACTATCCAGTCGTTACGCCATACCTCCGATCTTGATACCGGAGAGATGTATATCTTCCTGTGTAAGGTTGAAGCCTGGGCGGTGAATATTGGCTGCCACCTGACTATTCCGCAGAGCTGCGAGTTCCAGCAGCTCCGCGACAAACAGGAGGCGTAATGGCTACACCGCTTATTCGTGTCATGAACGGACACATCTACAGAGTACCAAATCGTCGTAAGCGTAAACCGGAGCTGAAGCCTTCCGAAATACCAACACTGCTCGGATATACCGCCAGCCTGGTTGATAAAAAATGGTTGCGACTGGCAGCAAGGAGGAGTCATGGCTGATTTGAGAAAAGCAGCGCGTGGTCGGGAATGCCAGGTAAGAATCCCTGGCGTATGTAATGGCAACCCTGAAACGTCTGTACTGGCACATATCCGGCTGACTGGATTGTGCGGCACCGGTACGAAACCGCCAGACCTGATTGCCACCATTGCATGTTCTGCCTGCCACGACGAAATCGACCGCCGCACACATTTTGTCGATGCTGCATATGCAAAAGAATGCGCGCTGGAAGGTATGGCGAGAACACAGGTTATCTGGCTGAAAGAGGGGGTTATTAAGGCGTGAATACCTACAGCATCACATTACCCTGGCCTCCGAGCAATAATCGCTATTACCGCCATAATCGCGGGCGCACACACATCAGCGCAGAAGGGCAGGCATACCGCGATAACGTCACCCGAATCATTAAAAACGCAATGCTGGATATCGGCCTGGCTATGCCAGTGAAAATCCGTATTGAGTGCCACATGCCGGATCGCCGTCGCCGTGACCTGGATAATCTGCAAAAAGCCGCTTTTGACGCACTCACCAAAGCAGGTTTCTGGCTGGATGATGCTCAGGTCGTTGATTACCGCGTTGTGAAGATGCCTGTTACCAAAGGTGGGAGGCTGGAACTGACCATCACCGAAATGGGGAATGAATGATGTTTGAGTTTAATATGGCAGAACTTCTTCGCCACCGCTGGATGCGCCTGCGCTTATATCGTTTCCCCAGTTCTGTTTTGACCGATTACCGAATACTGAGGAATTACGCCAAAACCCTGACAGGAGCAGGAGTATGAAGTCAGAGATAACAATCAACTAATACTGTTTTATTGATTTTTGCTTGTAATTGGCGTTCTGGTCTGATTTTTGTGGAGTAAGTTGATGCGTGATATTCAGATGGTTCTTGAGCGTTGGGGAGCGTGGGCGGCTAATAATCATGAAGATGTGACCTGGTCGTCCATTGCCGCCGGTTTTAAGGGATTAATTACTTCAAAAGTAAAATCTCGCCCGCAATGTTGTGACGATGACGCGATGATCATTTGCGGGTGCATGGCCCGTCTGAAAAAGAACAACAGCGATTTGCACGATTTATTAGTAGATTATTATGTAGTCGGTATGACATTCATGTCACTGGCAGGTAAGCATTGCTGCTCTGATGGTTATATCGGGAAAAGGTTACAGAAGGCTGAGGGTATAATTGAAGGGATGTTAATGGCATTAGATATCCGGTTAGAGATGGATATCGTTGTTAATAACTCTAATTAATATGCCAATTGTTTACTAAAAATTATTAAAAATGGGGCGTTGAGACGCCCCCAAAAATAAAGGGTAATATATAACAGAAGGTTTATATAGTTAGAAGCAAGGTTGTGCTCCTAAAGGAAGTGGCTTGAGGGAGCCACTTATATGTTGGGGAGGCAAAGCCCCCCGCAACATATCTTTTAGTAATCAAATTAGAACTGGTAAACCATACCTACAGCAACGATATCATCGGTAGCAACGCCAGATGCTTTCGTGAAATCGCTCTTATCAATCAGGTTGATTTTGTAATCAACAAAAGTGGACATATTTTTGTTGAAGTAATAGGTTGCACCTACATCAATATATTCAACCAGGTCCTGATCACCCCACGCACCCAAGTCTTTTCCTTTAGATTGCAGGTAAGCAACGGACGGACGCAGACCGAAGTCGAACTGATATTGTGCAACTACTTCGAAGTTTTGTGCTTTGTTGGCAATATGGTTATTACCAAAAACAGTCATGTTCTGGGTTTCAGAATAGGTGGTAGCCAGATAGATGTTGTTCGCATCATATTTCAGACCAGCTGCCCATACTTCAGCATTTTGACCAGATGCATTCAGGCTGTTGTTACCGTAGATAACCTGATTATTAGTGCGGTCAGATTTAGCATAGGTTGCACCTACACCGAATCCTTCATACTCATAAGTAGTGGAGAAACCGAAACCATCACCATTAGCTTCAGTTACGTCAGTGCGGTCATTTTTACCCTGATACTGAGCAGCAAAGTTCAGACCATCAACCAGACCAAAGAAGTCATTGTTACGATAAGTTGCAACACCTGTGGTGCGACCAGTCATGAATACATCTGTTTGGGTCCAGGTATCGCCACCGAATTCTGGCAGAACGTCGGTCCATGCACCAATATCGTATGCTACACCGTAGTTACGGCCATAATCGATGGAGCCGTAGTCACCGAATTTCAGGCCAGCGAAGGCAAGACGGGTTTTATCTTTGGAGGAACCTTGAGATTCAGCGCGGTTGCCTTTGAATTCATATTCCCACTGACCGAAACCAGTCAGTTGATCGTTGATTTGGGTTTCACCTTTGAAGCCAAGACGGGCATAAGTAGTATCACCATCATCTGCATCATTAGAGGAGAAGTAGTGCTTAGCATTAACTTTCCCGTACAGATCCAGCTTGTTACTGTCTTTATTATAAATTTCAGCTGCCTGAGCAGACATCGCCATCAGTACTGATGCAGCTACAGCAGAAATTGCCACTGTTAATTTTTTCATCGTGAGCCCTTTTTTTGAACTATTATTAAAAAATGATGTCACTGCGCGATAAATATTCATCTAATCAATGTGATTATTTCAAGATGTAAGTTTTGGTTTCTCATTTGATTTGTGAAGTAGATCTCTATTTTTATCTGAACTTTTTCTATCGAATCCTATTCATGGCTCTTGGCTGAATAAAAATAAATCTATTAGCCAATTTATATTAATGGCTGTTATTTATAAGTGCTCTATAATTTGAAGATTCAATTTAAACCAGCTAAAAATAACGCTGGAAATTATTTGTTGGTTATTTGTTGAGATTTGCTTATGTATTTGTAGTGGTGTTTTCAATACTCGGTAGCATTCTCGCAAATATCATTTAGTGGTTTACGTACGTAAAAAATTGGTTATGCTGTTAAGAGTGGTTACTTCGTCACACAGCTTAAACCCGCCGTCGAGCGGGTTTTTCCATTTTTTGAGTCTCGATATTAGCTGATAACCCAATACCTGAGTTATTCACTGACTCCGAGTCTGTTACGTTTCTGCTTTTTTGCGATACGTTGTATTCCCTCAATTTACACCCGCTTTGTCTGCGAGGTGGGGTTATGAAATCCATGGATAAGTTAACAACGGGTGTCGCCTATGGCACCTCAGCAGGTAGTGCCGGTTACTGGTTTTTACAGCTGCTCGATAAAGTCACGCCCTCACAGTGGGCAGCAATAGGTGTGCTGGGTAGCCTGGTATTTGGCCTGCTGACGTACCTGACAAACCTTTATTTCAAGATTAAAGAAGATAAGCGCAAGGCTGCGAGAGGTGAATAATGCCTCCATCATTACGAAAAGCCGTTGCTGCTGCTATTGGTGGCGGAGCAATTGCTATAGCATCAGTGTTAATTACTGGCCCAAGTGGTAACGATGGTCTGGAAGGTGTCAGCTACGTACCATACAAAGATATCGTTGGCGTATGGACTGTATGTCACGGACACACCGGAAAAGACATCATGCTCGGTAAAACGTATACCAAAGCAGAATGCAAAGCACTCTTGAATAAAGACCTTGCCACTGTCGCCAGACAAATTAACCCGTACATCAAAGTCGATATACCGGAAACAACGCGCGGCGCTCTTTACTCATTCGTTTACAACGTGGGTGCTGGCAATTTCAGAACATCGACGCTTCTTCGCAAAATAAACCAGGGCGATATCAAAGGCGCATGTGATCAGCTACGTCGCTGGACATATGCTGGCGGTAAGCAATGGAAAGGTCTCATGACTCGTCGTGAGATTGAGCGTGAAATCTGTTTGTGGGGTCAGCAATGAACAGAGTAACCGCGATTATCTCCGCTCTGGTTATCTGCATCATCGTCTACCTGTCATGGGCTGTTAATCATTACCGTGATAACGCCATTACCTACAAAGCCCAGCGCGACAAAAATGCCAGAGAACTGAAGCTGGCGAACGCGGCAATTACTGACATGCAGATGCGTCAGCGTGATGTTGCTGCGCTCGATGCAAAATACACGAAGGAGTTAGCTGATGCGAAAGCTGAAAATGATGCTCTGCGTGATGATGTTGCCGCTGGTCGTCGTCGGTTGCACATCAAAGCAGTCTGTCAGTCAGTGCGTGAAGCCACCACCGCCTCCGGCGTGGATAATGCAGCCTCCCCCCGACTGGCAGACACCGCTGAACGGGATTATTTCACCCTCAGAGAGAGGCTGATCACTATGCAAAAACAACTGGAAGGAACCCAGAAGTATATTAATGAGCAGTGCAGATAGAGTTGCCCATATCGATGGGCAACTCATGCAATTATTGTGAGCAATACACACGCGCTTCCAGCGGAGTATAAATGCCTAAAGTAATAAAACCGAGCAATCCATTTACGAATGTTTGCTGGGTTTCTGTTTTAACAACATTTTCTGCGCCGCCACAAATTTTGGCTGCATCGACAGTTTTCTTCTGCCCAATTCCAGAAACGAAGAAATGATGGGTGATGGTTTCCTTTGGTGCTACTGCTGCCGGTTTGTTTTGAACAGTAAACGTCTGTTGAGCACATCCTGTAATAAGCAGGGCCAGCGCAGTAGCGAGTAGCATTTTTTTCATGGTGTTATTCCCGATGCTTTTTGAAGTTCGCAGAATCGTATGTGTAGAAAATTAAACAAACCCTAAACAATGAGTTGAAATTTCATATTGTTAATATTTATTAATGTATGTCAGGTGCGATGAATCGTCATTGTATTCCCGGATTAACTATGTCCACAGCCCTGACGGGGAACTTCTCTGCGGGAGTGTCCGGGAATAATTAAAAACGATGCACACAGGGTTTAGCGCGTACACGTATTGCATTATGCCAACGCCCCGGTGCTGACACGGAAGAAACCGGACGTTATGATTTAGCGTGGAAAGATTTGTGTAGTGTTCTGAATGCTCTCAGTAAATAGTAATGAATTATCAAAGGTATAGTAATATCTTTTATGTTCATGGATATTTGTAACCCATCGGAAAACTCCTGCTTTAGCAAGATTTTCCCTGTATTGCTGAAATGTGATTTCTCTTGATTTCAACCTATCATAGGACGTTTCTATAAGATGCGTGTTTCTTGAGAATTTAACATTTACAACCTTTTTAAGTCCTTTTATTAACACGGTGTTATCGTTTTCTAACACGATGTGAATATTATCTGTGGCTAGATAGTAAATATAATGTGAGACGTTGTGACGTTTTAGTTCAGAATAAAACAATTCACAGTTTAAATCTTTTCGCACTTGATCGAATATTTCTTTAAAAATGGCAACCTGAGCCATTGGTAAAACCTTCCATGTGATACGAGGGCGCGTAGTTTGCATTATCGTTTTTATCGTTTCAATCTGGTCTGACCTCTTTGTGTTTTGTTGATGATTTATGTCAAATATTAGGAATGTTTTCACTTAATAGTATTGGTTGCGTAACAAAGTGCGGTCCTGCTGGCATTCTGGAGGGAAATACAACCGACAGATGTATGTAAGGCCAACGTGCTCAAATCTTCATACAGAAAGATTTGAAGTAATATTTTAACCGCTAGATGAAGAGCAAGCGCATGGAGCGACAAAATGAATAAAGAACAATCTGCTGATGATCCCTCCGTGGATCTGATTCGTGTAAAAAATATGCTTAATAGCACCATTTCTATGAGTTACCCTGATGTTGTAATTGCATGTATAGAACATAAGGTGTCTCTGGAAGCATTCAGAGCAATTGAGGCAGCGTTGGTGAAGCACGATAATAATATGAAGGATTATTCCCTGGTGGTTGACTGATCACCATAACTGCTAATCATTCAAACTATTTAGCCTGTGACAGAGCCAACACGCAGTCTGTCACTGTCAGGAAAGTGGTAAAACTGCAACTCAATTACTGCAATGCCCTCGTAATTAAGTGAATTTACAATATCGTCCTGTTCGGAGGGAAGAACGCGGGATGTTCATTCTTCATCACTTTTAATTGATGTATATGCTCTCTTTTCTGACGTTAGTCTCCGACGGCAGGCTTCAATGACCCAGGCTGAGAAATTCCCGGACCCTTTTTGCTCAAGAGCGATGTTAATTTGTTCAATCATTTGGTTAGGAAAGCGGATGTTGCGGGTTGTTGTTCTGCGGGTTCTGTTCTTCGTTGACATGAGGTTGCCCCGTATTCAGTGTCGCTGATTTGTATTGTCTGAAGTTGTTTTTACGTTAAGTTGATGCAGATCAATTAATACGATACCTGCGTCATAATTGATTATTTGACGTGGTTTGATGGCGTAGATGCACGTTGTGACATGTAGATGATAATTATTATCATTTTTCGGGTCCTTTCCGGCGATCCGACAGGTTACGGGGCGGCGACCTCGCGGGTTTTCGCTATTTATGAAAATTTTCCGGTTTAAGGCGTTTCCGTTCTTCTTCGTCATAACTTAATGTTTTTATTTAAAATACCCTCTGAAAAGAAAGGAAGCGACAGGTGCTGAAAGCGAGCTTTTTGGCCTCTGTCGTTTCCTTTCTCTGTTTTTGTCCGTGGAATGAACAATGGAAGTCAACAAAAAGCAGCTGGCTGACATTTTCGGTGCGAGTATCCGTACCATTCAGAACTGGCAGGAACAGGGAATGCCCGTTCTGCGAGGCGGTGGCAAGGGTAATGAGGTGCTTTATGACTCTGCCGCCGTCATAAAATGGTATGCCGAAAGGGATGCTGAAATTGAGAACGAAAAGCTGCGCCGGGAGGTTGAAGAACTGCGGCAGGCCAGCGAGGCAGATCTCCAGCCAGGGACTATTGAGTACGAACGCCATCGACTTACGCGTGCGCAGGCCGACGCACAGGAACTGAAGAATGCCAGAGACTCCGCTGAAGTGGTGGAAACCGCATTCTGTACTTTCGTGTTGTCGCGGATCGCAGGTGAAATTGCCAGTATTCTCGACGGGATCCCCCTGTCGGTGCAGCGGCGTTTTCCGGAACTGGAAAACCGACATGTTGATTTCCTGAAACGGGATATCATCAAAGCCATGAACAAAGCAGCCGCGCTGGATGAACTGATACCGTTATGAGTTTACGGATACGCTGGGGCTGGTGACGTCATTCAGCTATGCAGGAGACAAGAATCGCCAGCTGACCCATTACAGCGATACCCGCTGGCATGAAGATTCCGTTCGTAACCGCTGGTTCAGCGTAATGGCGGGGCCGTCTGTGCGCGTGAATGAATGGTTCAGCGCGTATGCGATGGCGGGGGTGGCTTACAGCCGTGTGTCGACTTTCTCCGGGGATTATCTCCGCGTAACTGACAACAAGGGGAAAACGCACGACGTGCTGACCGGAAGTGATGACGGTCGCCACAGCAACACGTCTCTGGCGTGGGGAGCTGGCGTGCAGTTTAACCCGACCGAATCCGTGGCCATTGATATTGCTTATGAAGGCTCCGGCAGTGGCGACTGGCGCACTGACGGTTTCATCGTGGGTGTCGGTTATAAGTTCTGATTAGCCAGGTAACACAGTGTTATGACAGCCCGCCGGTTCAGGCGGGCTTTTTTGTGGGGTGAATATGGCAGTAAAGATTTCAGGTGTACTGAAAGACGGCACAGGAAAACCGGTACAGAACTGCACAATCCAGCTGAAAGCAAAACGTAACAGCACCGCGGTGGTGGTGAACACGCTGGCCTCAGAAAATCCGGATGAAGCCGGGCGTTACAGCATGGACGTTGAGTACGGTCAGTACAGCGTTATTCTGTTGGTGGAAGGATTCCCGCCGTCACATGCCGGGACCATCACCGTGTATGAAGATTCCCGACCCGGTACGCTGAATGATTTTCTCGGTGCCATGACGGAGGATGATGCCCGTCCGGAGGCTCTGCGCCGTTTTGAACTGATGGTGGAAGAGGTGGCGCGTAACGCGTCCGCAGTGGCACAGAACACGGCAGCCGCGAAGAAGTCAGCCAGTGATGCCAGCACATCTGCCAGTGAGGCGGCAACTCATACAACCGATGCTGCAGGCTCAGCTCGTGCCGCCAGCACGTCAGCCGGACAGGCTGCATCATCTGCTCAGTCAGCATCTTCCAGCGCAGGAACGGCATCAACAAAGGCCAGTGAAGCATCGAAAAGTGCTGCTGCTGCAGAGTCCTCAAAAAGCGCGGCAGCTACCAGTGCCGCTGCGGCGAAAACGTCAGAAACGAATGCGGCAGCGTCACAACAATCAGCAGCCACTTCTGCATCCGCCGCGACCACGAAGGCGTCAGAAGCTGCCACCTCAGCCCGGGATGCGGCGGCCTCAAAAGAGGCGGCAAAATCATCAGAAACGAGCGCAGCCTCGAGCGCCAGTAGTGCAGCCTCCTCGGCAACAGCGGCAGGAAATTCCGCGAAGGCGGCAAAAACGTCCGAGACGAACGCTAAGTCTTCTGAGACGGCAGCAGCACAGAGTGCCTCCGCAGCAGCAGACTCAAAAACAGCGGCTGCCTCATCTGCCAGCGCCGCGTCAACAAATGCCGGGCAGGCCTCAGCCAGTGCCACCGCTGCCGGAAAGTCGGCAGAAAGCGCCGCATCATCCGCTTCAACAGCCACAACGAAGGCTGGCGAAGCCACTGAACAGGCCACGGCAGCAGCGAGGTCAGCTTCCGCAGCGAAGACATCCGAAACGAACGCGAAAGCGTCGGAAACCAGCGCAGAATCCTCAAAAACGGCTGCCGCATCGTCAGCCAGTTCGGCGGCGTCATCGGCATCATCGGCGTCTGCTTCAAAAGATGAGGCGACCAGACAGGCGTCAGCAGCGAAGGGCAGCGCCACGACGGCATCCACGAAGGCGACAGAGGCAGCTGGCAGTGCGACGGCGGCAGCTCAGAGCAAAAGTACGGCGGAATCCGCGGCAACGCGCGCCGAGACAGCAGCAAAACGGGCAGAGGATATTGCATCCGCCGTGGCGCTTGAGGATGCGAGCACGACGAAAAAGGGGATAGTACAGCTCAGCAGTGCGACTAACAGCACTTCCGAGTCACTGGCGGCAACGCCAAAAGCCGTTAAGGCCGCGTATGAGCTGGCTAACGGGAAATACACCGCACAGGATGCAACGACAGCACAGAAAGGGATAGTTCAGCTTAGCAACGCGACCAACAGCACATCTGAAATGCTGGCGGCAACGCCAAAGTCGGTAAAGGCAGCCTATGACCTTGCTAACGGGAAATATACTGCTCAGGACGCTACGACAGCACAAAAAGGAATTGTCCAGCTCAGTAGTGCAACCAACAGCGCATCTGAAACGCTTGCCGCGACACCGAAAGCAGTGAAAGCAGCTAATGATAATGCGAATGGTCGGGTACCTTCTGCCCGTAAGGTGAATGGTAAGGCGCTTTCAGCGGATATAACACTGACGCCGAAAGATATTGGTACGCTTAACTCAACAACAATGTCATTCAGCGGTGGTGCTGGTTGGTTCAAATTAGCAACGGTAACCATGCCACAGGCGAGTTCTGTTGTTTCAATTACGTTGATTGGTGGCGCGGGATTTAACGTGGGGTCACCTCAACAGGCAGGTATATCTGAACTTGTTTTGCGTGCAGGTAATGGTAATCCGAAGGGGATTACTGGTGCTTTATGGCAGCGCACATCGACAGGGTTTACAAATTTTGCCTGGGTCAATACATCTGGTGATACTTACGATATTTACGTTGCAATCGGAAATTATGCGACTGGTGTAAATATTCAATGGGATTATACCAGTAATGCCAGCGTGACGATTCATACGTCACCAGCATATTCTGCTAATAAGCCGGAAGGGTTAACGGACGGTACAGTTTATTCACTCTATACGCCATCAGAGCAGTTTTATCCGCCTGGCGCACCAATCCCGTGGCCATCAGATACCGTTCCGTCTGGCTATGCCCTGATGCAGGGGCAGACTTTTGACAAATCTGCATACCCGAAACTTGCAGCCGCTTATCCGTCAGCCGTGATCCCTGATATGCGTGGCTGGACGATTAAGGGCAACCCCGCCAGTGGTCGTGCCGTATTGTCTCAGGAACAGGACGGCATTAAATCGCACACCCACAGCGCCAGCGCATCCAGTACGGATTTGGGGACGAAAAACACATCGTCGTTTGATTACGGAACCAAATCCACGAATAACACCGGGGCGCATACCCATAGTATTAGCGGGACTGCAAATAGTGCCGGTGCGCACCAACACAAGAGTTCCGGTGCATTTGGTGGCACGAACACGAGCATTTTCCCTAATGGTTATACCGCGATTTCAAATCTAAGCGCGGGGATTATGAGCACAACAAGCGGTAGTGGCCAGACTCGTAATGCAGGGAAGACATCATCAGATGGTGCTCATACCCACTCGCTGTCCGGCACTGCTGCAAGCGCAGGCGCACATGCACATACTGTCGGTATTGGTGCTCATACGCACTCCGTTGCGATTGGCTCACACGGACACACCATCACCGTTAACGCTGCTGGTAACGCGGAAAACACCGTCAAAAACATCGCATTTAACTATATTGTGAGGCTTGCATAATGGCATTCAGAATGAGTGAACAACCACGGACCATAAAAATTTATAATCTGCTGGCCGGAACTAATGAATTTATTGGTGAAGGTGATGCATATATTCCGCCTCATACAGGTCTGCCAGCAAACAGTACCGATATTGCACCGCCAGATATTCCGGCTGGCTTCGTGGCTGTTTTCAACAGTGATGAGTCATCGTGGCATCTTGTTGAAGACCATCGGGGTAAAACAGTTTATGACGTGGCATCAGGGGACGCGTTATTTATTTCTGAACTCGGCTCATTACCGGAAAATGTTACCTGGTTATCCCCGGAAGGGGAGTTTCAGAAGTGGAACGGCACAGCCTGGGTGAAGGATACGGAAGCAGAAAAACTGTTCCGGATCCGGGAGGTGGAAGAAACAAAAAACAGCCTGATGCAGGTAGCCAGTGAGCATATAGCGCCGCTTCAGGATGCTGTGGATCTGGAAATCGCAACGGAGGAAGAAACCTTGTTGCTGGAAGCCTGGAAAAAGTATCGGGTATTGCTGAACCGTGTTGATACGTCAACTGCACAGGATATTGAATGGCCAGTAGCACCTATAGGGTAA